GGCTGCTTTAATTACTGGTGCCCACATAGGCATCTTTTAATTTTTCGTCTCTGGAAAGGACGACTTTACAAGCCTCTGAATATGATTTAAGACTCTTTTCCTTCATATATTCTTTCGTGCGTCTATCTACCTCTACGCCTGGATCAGTATAATCCTCATTGTTTTCACCTTTGCCAATCGATAACTCTTTGAAATGGACTAACTTAGGCATATTTGAGAAAATCTTTTCAATCATTTCCATTTGGGTTAATTCAATACTTGTCTCTTTTGCATCTTTTGTCTCAGTGTAACAATAAACCTTTGTCTCTGTATTCGCTGATTGCATAAGTTTTTTAAGTTCTCTTTCGAACTTAGGCAAAACCTTCCCCTCTATTTTTAATTTCTCGACAGTATTCTCTATATTTTTTGCTTTTGAAATCTCTTCCTGCTTCATTAATCTCGCGGTTACATCTTTTTTGTTTTCTTCCAATTCTTTGTTTGCGTCCTTTAATAAATCATTCTCGTCTGAGAATTTCTTACCTTTTTCCTCTGCCGCCTTTAACTTCTCTTTATACTCTTTAATTTCTCTTTTTCTTGCTTCATCTCCATCATTGTGCATGGTTGCCTCCTGTCTAAAGTTTTTATCAAACTCATACCTAACCCATTTGGTATGAGAACTGTCTTGATTGTATAGCCCAGCAATTGCCTCCAAATTAGTCACTGCCGGTATATCTGCGCCAAGTAAGGCAACAGCTTTTAATACCCTCGGTAATATCTTCCCCTTTTCTGAATAATTAAAATATATTTCAGAAGATACTCTGTCGTAGTTCTTGCGCTTCATTGCTTCATAAAGGGCTTGAGGGATTTCACTAAAATCTGCTAAAATCTTTTCTCCTGCCCTTTTTAAAGCAGTGATTATCCCGAACTTAGGTTGTCCATCTCTTTTGTTTTCATCATGCCCAAGCTTTAGCGGTGGATCAAAACCAACTTTATCGAATGAGTCCACAATCTGGTCCAAATCTTTAGACGTGTACTTATCCCCATTCCAGACGCCCGTACTGAATATTTCGATATCTTGGATATTAAATGTTTGGATATGCTTGAAATCTTTCTGGGAGTCAGACAATCCTTTTTTATGCTTCTCAACATCTTGATCTATAAAAGACATTTTGTTTCCTTTCAAAAAAAAAGCCGAAAAATATGCAAGGCCAATCCTCAAGTTTTTGAGGAAAGTGATGATACCAAACATATTAGACGGCTTTTATAAAGCTCTGTTCTATTTCTTTATCTTAAATATTGATCTTTGTCAAATTTTCTTATCTCTCAACGATCCTACCACAACGTGAGCATTTAATCTGGACAGATAATTTCCCAGACTTGTTTACGTCACAAAGTCTCTTATGGCACACGCATCTCAATTCCCCATTAACCGGCTCAATGTAGAATATTGAGTTGATTACAGTATAACTCCCTATTCCCATCAATGCTGGTTCACTCATTTCGTTGTTCTCTTCCCGTATATAGTTTTAACTGATAAAGAGGTGTAGGATTTGCAATCATGGCAAAAGATAGGGATCCACATAATAGACTTTGAATCCATTGGATCTATGACTCTATAGTTTTTGTGTTTGCAGTTCATATTGAAGTTGTCTTAATAAAGGGCCGTTCTGATAAAAATATTTAGACGCTTTAATCTTAGGCATAGAAAATCTAATCATTAATTTATTAATCCAGAACATATCATGGTTATATTTTGCATTATTAATATAATCATCCATTTTATTATTCAAGTATTCTAAAGTATCATTAACCTCTTTTCCTGTCTTGCATTTTGAAAACATCCCTTCTTTGTATACACTAAAAGTATTATTCATGGCTTAGTCTCCTTTGCCATTGCGGATAAAGTCGCTAAATCTTCGTCCCCAGTCCATATAACTGGAGACTCATTGGAAGTGACAAAGACAAACACGCCTCGTTCATTCCAATGCAGGGGATACTGCAACGTCTCAAGTAACGGGTTTTTTATTTCGATTGTTTTCCCATCTGCAAAACGGCTTACCTCTACTGTTCTCGAATCAATAACCTCGCTGAATTGATACCCTAAAACGAAATCTTTTAAATCAGGATCATCACCTATTTGCCTGCGCCCGTAATTGTATGCCTCGGATTGAGATGTTCTGACAATTGCCTCAAGCCTAAACGATGTTAATTGCTTTGTGTCTTTTATTACATTGCCATCCTCAAGGTATGGGATGTATGCGTCTTGCAATCTTTTTACTGTTTCCGGGACGGACCTACCTGTCCTCAGTGAATCAACCAGAACGGCCTGTGTTTCTTTCAATAATGGATCCTCTATACTGGCAACTGTAAAGTTGCTTTTTGATTCCAAATAATTGATTGCTTTCTCGGGTGGTAATGCATTCCCAGCTTTCCATGCTGCTGCGAATTTCTTCGGCAATTCCTTTTTCCCATCACTACGGCCCTGGTCATACGTGACATTGTTCATCTTATTAACAGTTTTTCTTAGCTCTCCTGAAAATTTAAGGACCAAATCATTAATAAACTTAAAAGTTAATTGCCCTTTATTCATGGTTTTTGATGTCTTATCCGTCAACCAGTCTCTTTGTTTTGTTAATGTCTTTTTTAGAGCCTCCGTGGTTGTTTCTTCAATAGAATCCAAATCCTTTTCTATTTGTTTGAAATTGATAGATTTTTCTCTATTGTTTTTGTCGCGCATAACGTATTGTTTGAGTAGGGCCTGGGCTCCCTCATTCCCAGGCCCCGCTCTCCCCGCTGCATTACCCTGCGCTTCGTTGCTGTCTCCTGTCCCTGTTATCGCCCCACTGGCTATAGGTTCAACAGGTAAATCTTCCTCTTCCTTTTCAGGGAAAGAAAGAATCGCCCTGATATGGTTTTCGTCTTTAAATGTTGGACTAATCGCGCCTTTTTGAACTGAATCACTAAAAGCCGTTACGAGCCCCTTTTTTTGATCATCGGTTAGCGGCTTAAACTTAAATTGGGGGAGTTCGCGAACATTGCCAAAATTCATATTCACCAGACGTCTGATCACTTGCTCCTGCATTACCGAATCTTCTATCTCTCCCCGGAGGTAATTCACCACCCATAAGAAGACGTCAAAATGCACTTTCGATTGTGCGAAGGCGCCGCCGTCACCTGACCCCCCGGAAGCATTTAATCTGTCAGGGATTAATATTGATCTCGCTATGGCCTTATTGTGAAATTGTAAAGACTTCTCATAATCAGACGTGCTACGCCTCACTGCTTCTAAATACTTTATATCAAAATCGCCTTTAGAGTATGTAACGCTGGTCTTGGATTGTAAATTTTTGAGTACTTTCTTTAGTGCCGTTTTGGATTTAGGGTCAGAGGTGTTTAACTCCCCTATGGCCAATGGCATCCCGTACCTTTCGAGGTATATATTCCAGAATTTAATAATATTGTCTTTGGCCCAAAAACTGCGATAAGCAGACCTCAAATCACTCGTCCCGTACCAATTAAAGAAATCCTTCTGGTAGGTGTATATGACAAATTTATCAACAGGTAGAGGTTGGGGACCACCCAGAATAGTTTGGATTAACCCGTTGGGCAGGATGTTAGAAAATCTGTCTAAGCTAAATTCATAAAAATGAGGCTTTTTATGCTTTATGTAATTGATTCCTATTTTCCCAGGGAATGGCCCTTCTTTAAAAATAAGCCATACTATTTCGTTGATAGAATACCCATAGTCTAATGCGCTTAGAGTATTGAACAAGAAATCTGCTATAGTCCCATGGAGTTTACCAAAACAATATTCAACAAATTCAGAAATAATTAAATCCTCATTATCCTGGCTTGCAGGCTCAATCATCCAACCCGGAGCCAAGACCGCGAACTTTTTAAGGGTTAACGCGCTCTTAACTTCATCATCAATTCGCATCTCATCGTAAACCCTAAGGCCCCCTTTACGCCGAGCTAATTGGTCAGGGTTGAATGCACGGAACAACGATCCCTGGAATAATGCGTTTTCGGATACGGCGATTTCTCCTTGCCCCGGATTCTGCCTAAACTGTCTTATTCTTTGTTTTAATTCTTGGAACATATCTTATTTCTATCACATAAAAGTTAATAGATGTCAAATTATTCTGGTGACGGCCCCTTTCTTCACCAATCTTGATTAGCTGTTACCCGATCCTCGCCATAAGAAACTTCGCCCACAAACATCTTGTTAGCGCACAATGCCATATATCGAAACGCATCAGAGTAATGACTTGACCAGTCGTGAAAGGGGACGCGCTTAAATTCTTTCCTCTTCTCATCCCACTCTTTATGATATGCTGTTAATGCGTTCCGCCCTTCCTTTGTCTTTTCTTTATCAAACCAGCACCTTTTAAATATTGCTCTCACAGCGTCTATCCCATCATCAATGGACAGCTTTTCTACCATCCTAAACCCAATACCCATGTTGCGAGCTGTCTGCAATCGGCTGACCCCTGTCGTAAATTCTCTTATATCAATATCATGAGGTGCGAAATGATCCCCATACCTGTATGGCAATGATTTAAGGTGAGCAATATAATAACCTAACCCCTCCCCCGAATTTTCAAAACAATCAATAACCCTAATCTCTTGACCCACCACTTGAATGAACCATATAGAAGTTGAATCACCAATCCCAAGATCCCAGACAGTATACACAGGAGTAGCCCCATCATATGGTACATTAGCATCCCAACGACCTTCATTGCGCGCCAGCTCGATATTTTGTGTGTAGTATCCACCTTTTAACCCCGCTTCAAATGAACAATAATATTCCTGTTGAATCTCTTCCTCGGGTGTTCCTTCATCCCTCTCGTCTTTAATGTCTTGTTTAGAAAATATTGGCTTGCCGTCCTCACGTTTAGTATCATCAACTGTTAGTAATTGACAGAACCAGTGCTTATTATCCCTTGCCATATTATACAAATCATATGCGTGGTTCTTTCCTTGCGGTGTTGTATTAAATACAGCCCATCCTCCATTTTCCTTTAATATCGGTTTAATGATACCCCACACGTTAGGGTCCTGATAAGCAAATTCGCTAAAAACACAACCTACAGGATTGCTGCCTCTAACAGCATCAAATTTATCAGTTCCTATAACCTGGAATAAGGATCCACACTTCAACTCGACTAACATATCAGTGTTATCTGTCCGCATCCTTATCTCTTCCGGAATATGATCCATGAACTTCATCCCGTCCCTGTCCCTGCCATTCCATAATATCTTTTTGCCTTGGGTATATGTAGGAAAGAAATAATAGTATGTCCCTATTCGCTCATGGGCCTTTTTGCATACAAGATTGATTAAAGTTTTATCCTTCCCGCTACGCCTGTGCATTATCAATACAGCACGCTTAACACCATTATCAATCGCTTCAAAAACAGGGATTTGATAATCTCTTGGGGTATATTTATGGGGGACTATGATTTTCATTTGATTCAGGAGGCGCCGAAATCTTTCCAGTCTTGTTCTGATTTGAATTCGAACATGCTTCCTATCAATACAGAAATGTCCCCGCTAATCGTTGGATTCTCTCTCTTAAATGATTTGACCATCTTATCCTGTACCCACTCTCTTTCCGGGAAATTCCCTCCCGTTTTGACGCATAATGACCAATTTACTCGATATCCAGGGGTATAAACTATAGCCACAAACCTAAAATATCTTTCCGTGTCATGTTTTTCTTTACAAATCTTTATGTCTCTCATTTCTTCCTTTCTTTTTTATAGTCTTAAAGCTAACCACCTCAATAGTTAAGTCCTTGCCATCGGCGCCGGTGATTTCTTGTCGTTCTACGTAGTCCCTCTTTTTCCCCTTGCATTTAAGAAAAAAACAAATAGCTCCTAAATCTCCGGCTTTAATTCTTTTCATCAAAGCACTTTCTACAAAATCTAGCTTCTTCTCAGTAATAGACTCTAGGGCCTCCTTGATAACTGCCGACTTTTCCACCCTCTTGGTTATAGTCGTATAGTGACACCCCATGGCTGCGGCTGCGTAAGTGACAAAACCCCCATTCTTTTCGAGAGCTGCTATTATTTGTTTGTCTGTGTATGCTTTAGGCTTTGGCATTGTTTTTATGTATAGAAATATATTTATAAGGTTTTTATATAGTAAGGATTTTGAATTTGCAACCGAATTCCCATCCGAGTTCATCTGACCTCAGTTGGACATTGTTAGTTTTTCCTATCTTAATAAAACCTTTATCGGTAAAGATTACTTCAACTTCTTTACTCATTAATTCGGTACTCATGGGCACTCCTCCTATGAATTAATAGATATTATTCTCTTTTTGTATCAGAGAATAACGGGGTTATGGCATCGACCACAATAGCCAATACCGTGAAAATCATTCTTCCTGCTTATTCCTCTTAGCATTTGGGAACAAATCAAGGACTTTTTTTAATGTAAATATCCTCACGCTTAATCTAATCGACGTGCTCCTTCTAAATTTACCTTTTCTCTTCCATTCCTTTTCAAAATGTAACATTTCCTCAATGGATTTTTTTATCTTCTCAAGATTTCTGCAATCACATTTTTTCACTTTTCTCCTTTTTTAATAATCGAGGGGCCAGGGAACTCCTCAGACCCCGACCCCTCATCCAACCCCCCCGCTTGGAGCTGAATTGTTTTAAAATCAAAGGTATTCAAACTCTATACGTTTTACGCTGTCATAACTAACACATCTCATTTCCCTACAAAACATAAAAATAAACGCCTCTGGGTTCATTTCAGGAAATCCCTCTTTTATACAATCTTCTTGAGTGATTTCATTCAATGGCTCTTTTCTAACAGAAAGAATCCGGATTGTTCCAAGGTGATTTATTCTCTCACCCTTTTTAAGCCCCCGAGCCTTTTCAACTCCCTGCAAAATGGCCCCTGGTAATAGAAAATGCCACCCGAACCGCCGAGTCACAGTTTTAGTTTTGTTTCTGAACTGATTTACAGTCATTGGAAAACTCATATATTTCCTCATGCCCTAAAACCTCCGTTCTATCCTTGACATATACTCAAACACTTGATTATTAAGAAACAACCAAGCAATACATTGCTTTTTATGTTTATAAAATTTCAATGTTTCATCTGTTTTTAAATTTAAAATATAGTGCATTGTCAAATTACCCCTTCAGAAGCCCGTAAAGGCACCAAATTTCAATTTAGGTATACAAGACTACCGATTAGCCATTAAAATCAAAGAATGGCTATGTTTTGTTCGTTCTCATGTTGAATATTTTAATAACTTAACCCTATTTTTCTCGTTTCCAACAGAAACCGGTTCCTCAAATTCATACCCTTTTGCAGAATTATTCTGTTCAACTTTGCCCTGCAAAAGCATGGAATGCGATGATTTCTTGTGCATTCCGCGATAAATATCTGCAAATTCTTTTTGTTTCCATTTGATTTCATCGTCTGTCATTGCGCAAAAAAGGACCCAACCTCCCATGAGATCAATTGTTGAATGAATTGCCGGATCATCAAATTTTACTGAATTGTATGCACCTACAAGGCCGATTGCTTTGAATGCTTTTTCCCAGGCTGTCATTACCGTGTCTTTCATGTCTTCTCTTAGCTGGTCCCGAACTAAAGAAACAAAATTGGTATCTGGGTAAATGCTTGTTACGTTGTTTATTATGCTGTTTATTCCCTGTTGAAAATCGCTTTCGGATATTTCTTTCAATCTTTGATAATATATTTCCAAGGTGCTATCATCGGCTTTGTAATTTTTAAAAATAGCTAAAAATTCAACCATTTGTTTGCCAAAAAATTCTTTATCCATTTTTTAATTTTTCCATTCTGGCCTTGTTAATAAAGTCTTTTGCTCCTTGCGCTCCAGCAAAAGGTTCTGCTTTTTTGTTGTTATTTCCGTTTGAAGTTAGAGGGTTCAGAGAACTCCAACCGCTACTAATGCTTTTGTCTACTATTTCTTGCTGAGTTTCATAATTATATTTGAGCAAAAAGTTACAAGCTTTCTTTTTTGCCAAGTCCGTCATCGGTTTTTTTATATCCAATCTTTGTTGTACCCATTCCCCGAAAGCTTCTCGATTTATTTTTTCTGGAACAATAAAGCAAAATTCTAAATTTTCTCCCCCTATAGGTTTTACATTCTTTACATTCTTTACATTCTTTACATTCTTATAATGGTTCCATCCCCGTTCCATCCCCGTTCCATCCCCGTTCCATCCCCGTTCCATCCTCGTCCGTTTGTATGTTTCTTTGTCCTGATACTTGCCATAATTACAAATACTTATATGTGTCCCATAGGTGTCCGTTTTCATATTTATGTAGCCCTGTTGGGTTAGCACTTTTAACATCCTGGAAACCTTCTGTTTCGACCACTGTTGGAGCCTTCCGAATTCATTATAAGAATTATTTTCAGCTATTTGCGTCAAACTTGTTACTACCTCACCATGACAAAGATTAAATCCATGAAATTTTTTAAGTTTTTTCTCGAATCTTGCTGAACCTATGAGGTAAATAAATAACTTCAAAAGGTCTGGTGTATCGGTCCAAATTGCAGATTCAAATATTTCCCTCGACAGCTTGAAATAGGTTTTCATAGGTGCTCAGGGCAAAAAAAAAAGGAAATTTACGAAGATTAATGAAGGCCACCACAACCTCCCGTCATGTTTCCATGACAGATCTCTTCGTAAATTCCCTTAAGTTTTCAAGTTTTAATTTTGATAGTGGTATTTTCATACTACCAATATAACCCCTTTTCTCAAAAATTACTAATTTACTTTATTTTTCCGATATTATTTGAGTCTAAAAAGTCAGAGCAGTGTTTGCACGCTCTTTTCACGGTTGAATTTCTATCTTTTTTGCAAGTGCGCTCAATAATACAAATATCCTCAAGAACTGCGTCGGCGAGGCTAGTAAGCTCTTTTAAATTCTCATACCTTTTTTCGTCTTCAGAAGCCCGGCCTGTAGGTTTTATAGAACCAATAATTTTCTTTACTACTTCGTATACATCAATTTCCATTTTAACCTCTTCAATAAAATAATTTATAATTTTCCATTGATCCATAAAATTGGAAATATTTCTATTGTCCTGTTCATGTTCATTTTCAAAATCTTCATACTCTTGGTCAGTCATAATTACCTCAAAATGTCTATCCATAATGATCCTATTTAATAGAATGAAGTTAATCTTTTTCCGCAATAAGGACAAAACTCAAAGCCTTTTTCCTTAGGAGTTCCATCAAGAAATGTAAACAAATTGTTACAGATAGTTTGATAGTCGTTTTCTTCAATATGTTGCCATCTACATTTTTTCCCAATTTCTTGTGTATCTTTAAATATGTCAGATTCACTAACATTTAGATCTGTATTCTCTTCTGGTTTGTTTGTCATAATTTCCTTTCAAATAGATTATTTAATCCCAATCTTTTCCATGTCACCCCAATATATGGCAGTACTGGCTGCCTGCCAAACATCCCTTGAAACCCCCTTAAACAATCCCTTTGGCCTCTGTCTTGGTTTTAAATCTGGTTCGAACCTGTCCTTCAGGGCTTGGATTACATTGCCGTCTTTAGCCCTTGCGTTACCACAATGATGTGCCCTTATTTTTTTGACAAGGACTGTTTCGAATGGGATAGGGGAAGCTTGCCAAAATCTTCCAATCCATACACACGTGTTAAAAATAGATTTACCTACTGGCATACCGTAGCTAGCTATCATTTCACAAACAACGACATCGAAATTATGTTTGTAATAATTAAAAACCTTATCATTTTCTACTTTTCTTGCATCACAAAACAGCTCTTCTTTTTCGTTATCCCACCCAAACAAAGCCGACTCTTCGCTTCCTGGGTCTATTCCTAAAATCTTCATTCACCCCTCCTCTCTTTTTCTACATATATTGCATACCCACCAACCTTCTTTATTATCGAAAATTTTATCCCACTCTTCCTTGGTTAATTTACGATTACATTCATCACATTCAAAATCTACTTCTGTCTCTCTATCTGAAAGGATTTCTTTTAATTCTTTTACAAAATCGACTCGACTTTTCATTTTACCTTCAAGAAAATAGATCCTCACCCTGTTTTGTATACGGTTTCTGCTTAACACATTCAATTCATCAAAAAGGTCTTTAATCTCTTTTTCTGTGTCTTTGATATCTTGTTTTATTGTTTCAGTCGGTATCTTTATATTTTTCATTCAATCCTCCTGTTTATTCTCCTCATTTGATAAAACCAAATCACAATGACACCTCATTCCCTCTTCTACACAGAATGGAGTTCCACAGATTGGACAAAAAAATGTTGTTCCTGGATTACTCAT